AGGCAATGCCTAATAGATCACTCAGCTTTCAAGTAATATTTACTGGCTGTGAATCTGATGACACTGACGAGCCAAATGTACACGGTGGTGCTATGTGGGCGAGAATGCCCATTACAGCCCTAGTAGGAGACACTCCTTTTGAACAGTGGGCAGAAGAGATGCCACCGTACATTGCTCAACCTTGGGACTGTATGTCCCATGATCACAGTGTATATGTATTAGACAGAGCTACACCTGCACCTTGGATAGCTAAAGTTGACGGTGAGTTCTACCCTGCTAAGTATTACTTTACTGTAGACTATACTAATAGTGAGATAGCTGACGATCCTGCACAACATAAACAGTCACACGTATTAGAACTGATGGACGCAGGTAGGTATACAGGAAACATAGTGGCACTACCTAATAATAGAGTCAGAGTGACACACCCTGCATGGTTTGAGACAGGAGAAGGACCACCCGACTTTAGACCTTCCCAAAGAATCTTTCACTCAAAACAAGACACCGACTATGTATGGGATACTAGAAGGGTATTTAATAACTTATACGAGGATAACTATGGTAGCGAAAGCAAAAGCAACAATAAAAAAAGTAGCAGGAAAGTTAAAAAAGGCTAGTAAAGCTCACGCAGGACAAGCAAAAACTTTATCAGCTATAAAATTAAATAAAGGTGGTAGCACTGTAAACAAAGCAGGTAACTATACTAAGCCCGGAATGCGAAAAAGAATGTTTTCAGCAATAAAAGCAGGTTCTTCTGGGGGTAATCCCGGACAATGGTCTGCAAGAAAAGCACAGCTATTAGCTTCACGGTATAAAAAAGCAGGTGGGGGCTACAAGTAATGGCTGACCCTAAGGTTGGCACAGGCAAAAAGCCTAAAGGAAGTGGACGAAGACTCTACACGGATGAGAATCCTAAGGATACAGTAAGTATAAAATACGCTACGGTAAAAGATGCAAAAGAAACTATTGCAAAAGTTAAAAAGATTAACAAACCCTATGCGAGGAAGATACAAATCCTCACCGTTCTTGAGCAACGAGCTAAGTTTGCAGGAAAAACTGAGCAAGCTGCCCTTGCAAAGAAAGCAAAGGAGCAACTAAGGAGACAACATGGCACTAGCAAAAAGTCAAAGAAGTCTTAAATCGTGGACAAAGCAAAAATGGAGAACAAAAAGTGGTAAGCCCAGTAGCAAAACTGGAGAACGCTATCTTCCAACAGCTGCAATCAAGGCTCTATCACCCCAAGAGTACGCAGCAACAACTAAAGCTAAAAGAAAAGGCACAGCGTCAGGCAAACAATTCGTTAAACAACCTAAAAAAGTCGCTAAGAAGACAAGAAGTTATCGAAAAGTTACATAATATAGGATATTTTGAAAATGATAGTTAAGGCATGGTTTATAGTAGCAATAATGTCTGGGGTATACACAGACGGAACTAAGGACATCTTTATATTTAAGCACCCATTAGACCACGGACATTTTCATAATGCAACTATGTGTCAAAGATTTATAGGAGAGCATCCTTTTAAGCTTGCTAAAGCATTAATCAATCAATATGGCAAGCGACCACCAGAGCAGATCATGTGTGTGCCAGAAGATACTGTAAGATTGTTTATGGAGCAGGGTGGTAAACGTGGAGAACCGACCTAGTGCTATACGAACCTACCTGTGACGTTTGTGGACATCACATTGAAGATGATAAATGTGAGTATTGTAAGCAAACAGGAGAAAATGGGGACTGGGTAAAGGAAGTTATAAAGGATAAAGATAAAGATGACTCCAGAGACACTTGACAGATGGCGAATACTTCCAAGACTTATGATGCTAGTGATGACAGGAGTTTATATACGTTGTATAGAATGGGCTTTGAGTCAGCCAGAGTTGACCACACAACAAGCAGGTCTAATATCCGTGATTACAGGGGCGATGACTGGGAGTTTCGCCATATGGATGGGAGCAGAGAAGTCCGAACCCAAAAGAATGGAGAGGGAAGAACGATGAGAAAGTATTTTAAAAGATTGTGGTGTGCATTGTGGAACAAGAAGTGCCACGAGGATTGTGACTGCGTATAATGTCTAGCTTATTTAAATCGTCTTCTGAAAAAAGAAGAGAGCAAAGAAAAAAAACTTATCAAAAGCGTAAAGAAAATAGGGCTAAAAGTAATCTTAAAACAAACATAAAAATTTCTAAAGAGAGAATTGATAGATATGGCAGTTGGGCAAAAGATGGAGGAAGTTTTCCAACTAAAAAACAACTAAATGATATGATTGCTAATGAAAAAAGTAAAATTAGAAAAGCACGATTACAGCAGATGGCAACCACAGGCTCTAAATTAGCAAAGAATGTAAAAGCCTTGGGAGGTGGTCCTCTTACTTTTATAACAGCATTATTTTCTGCAAAACCTTTAGGAGCAGATGAGACTGCAGCAAACATAAAAAAAGTTAAGATGAAACAACAACAAGCTAAAAATAAAAAAGGACCGAGATGATAGGTACACTGCTTAGTTCAGTAACAAGTTTAGCGTCTTCATACATAGATGGTAAAACAGCCATACAGAAGGCTGAAGCTACTATCAAGATGAAGGAAGCTACTGGTGAGATAGACTGGGACTTAGCTGCTATGAGGGCATCCCAAAGCTCGTGGAAGGACGAATGGCTTACATTGCTGTTCAGTATTCCTCTGATCTTGAGCTTTTGTGGGTCATGGGGCAGGGGTGTAGTAGCAGACGGATTTGAAGCACTGGCAGGTATGCCACAGTGGTATCAGATTGCATTGGGAGCTATCGTGAGTGCGAGTTTTGCAACACGATCTGCAGGTAAGTTTTTTAATAAAAGGAAGAAGTAATGGCGTTTAAATTATCAGGAAGAAGTTTAGGAAAACTAGAAGGTGTACATCCTGTACTGGTAGATACAGTAAAACGAGCCATTGAAGTGAGTAAGGTGGACTTTGGAGTGATCTATGGTGTCCGTTCCCTTGCAGAGCAAAAAAGATTGTATGAAGCAAAAAGATCACAGACGATGAAATCTAAACATCTTGTACAAGAAGATGGGTACTCCCACGCTGTAGACTTAATGGCGTATGATGGCAGCGATCCAAGTTGGGACATCGTGATGTATGACGATATAGCAGACGCAATGAAAACAGCAGCATTAGAAACTGGAGCTAAAATTTGTTGGGGGGCTTCATGGCATATAGATGATATAACTAAATGGGACGGTACAATGCAAGAAGCTATGAACGCTTATATAGACCTAAGACGATCACAATCACGTACCCCATTTATTGATGGTCCTCACTTTCAACTAAACTAATGTCATTACCTGAAAGAGTCAAAAACAAGATGAAGGATGTAGGTCTGAGAGCCGTTAATAAAGCTCAAAGACTACCTGCTAGTGACACATCAGGCAAGTCACATCACGTTATGGCAAGTGAAGGTGGTAAATATAAGTATATAAAGTTTGGACAAAAGGGCGTAAAGACTAATCAAACAGTAGGACAACGAAAAGCGTTTAAGTCTAGACACGCTAAGAATATATCAAAAGGTAAATTGTCTGCAGCATACTGGGCAGATAAAGTTAAATGGAGTCCAAGCAAAACAAAGTCTCCATCTAAGAAATGGAAAAAAGGTTCGTAGAATGGCAAGACAACTAACAGAAAAACAACAAAAGTTATTAGATGTTTTATTTGATCAAGCAGGTGGTAATATAGGATCAGCCATCAAGCTTGCAGGGTACGCTGAAGGAGTTAGTCCCACTCAAGTGATCTCTGGTTTAAAAGAAGAGATATTAGATGCAACACAAATGTACATGGCACGGAACGCTCCAAAGGCTGCTGTAGCTATAGTAAGTGGTGTTGATGATCCTGTGCAGTTAGGTATAAGAGATAGAATGTCAGCTGCTAGAGAGTTGCTAGATAGAACAGGTTTAATTAAAACTGAAAAAGTTCAAGTAGAAGCATCTAATGGGGTTATGCTTATGCCCCCTAAAAACAAGGAAAGGGACTAGTCGATGGTAGTAAAATCTTTATTAAAAGCAACACTAAAGAGTAAATTAAGTAAAAAGAAAAAAGGATCTCAGAAAGGTAAAACTGTTTTACAAGATGAGACACAATCTAGATCTGATGCATCTAGAGGTATATCTAATAGATCTTCACAACAACAAACTGCACTATACAATGCTCAAGCAAAAGTTAGAGAACTAGCAGCAGATGAGGGTGTTAGAGTTGCAACCTTTAGAAAAAATAATCCTAGTAATACTGCCGTTAAAACCATATATAGAATTAAACCTGATATAAAAGCTAAAGATGGGGGAAGATCTTCTGTAACAAAAGACTCTACACCAACAGTTAAAAAAGTTTCTGTAAAATCAACAACAACATCAGACACAGGTTCTGCTGTAAAAAAGAGTGAAAAACAAAAGCTTAAAGATAAATTAACAGCTATTAAGAAAACAGATTCTTATAAAAAAGCTGAAAAGAAAAAACAGGTAATACCTAGTGAACTAGATAATCTTTCTGAAAGACAGTTTACAAAGATGCTAGGTGATCCTGCTAAAGAAGCAAAGCTAGGCAAAGCAAGAATAGAAAAATATTTCGAAAAGTTTGGATACTATGATGAGCTTGCTAGAGATTTAAAGAGTGAGGGGCTTCCAATAACTGTATCTGAAATTAAGGCAAAGCCTTTTACTGCAACAAAAAATATGTATAAGAGAAGATTTAAAAGAAAGTTTAAAAGCAAGCCCAGATGAGAAACCGATCATTAGGTAAGTGGAAGTTACCACAACCTATAGATATAAAAGATGATACCGAATGGTTGCCTATTCCTAGAATTGCTAGACACGTTCCTTTTGGCTACAAGATAGATCCTGACGATAATAAATTATTGTTACCAATAAAAGAAGAACTGGATTTATTGGAAAAAGCAAAGCAACTTACAAAACAATACTCTTACAGGGAAGTTGCAAACTGGCTAACTAAGAATACAGAAAGACATATATCTCACATAGGTTTAATGAAAAGAATAAAGAATGAGCAAAACCGTAAGCACCAAGGTTCAGTCATACGCTACTGGGCAGACTATGCAGAAAAGGCGATCAAAAAAGCCGAAGAAATCGAAAGCAATAGAACAGGAGCAAAAGAGTCAAGCGAAAGTTCATCAGCCTAGTATAGTAGACGTACCTATCGAAGAAACTCGTAATGTTGTATTTCAGCCTAACGAAGGACCACAAACAGAATTTCTTGCAGCAAGTGAAAGAGAAGTTTTATATGGTGGATCAGCAGGAGGTGGTAAATCTTACGCAATGTTGGCAGATCCCTTGCGTTATATGGGACATCCTGAGTTTAGTGGTTTACTATTGCGTCACACCACAGAAGAGTTAAGAGAGCTTATATTTAAAAGTCAAGAACTCTACCCTAAAATTTGGAAGGGTATTAAGTGGTCAGAACGAAAGATGCAATGGGTAGCACCGTCAGGAGCAAGACTATGGATGTCCTACCTTGATAGAGATGATGATGTCCTACGATATCAAGGACTAGCTTTTAGTTGGATAGGATTTGACGAACTTACACAGTGGGCTACACCGTTTGCTTGGAACTACATGAGATCACGTTTACGATCTACGTCCCCTGACTTACCTGTGTATATGAGAGCTACAACAAACCCCGGAGGGCGAGGACACCACTGGGTAAAGAAAATGTTTATTGACCCTTCACCGTATAATATTTCATTTAACGCCACTGACATCGAATCAGGAGAGGAACTTAAATATCCTGCAGGACACAGCAGAGCAGGAGAAGCCTTATTCAAACGTAGGTTTATACCTGCTCGACTTACAGACAACCCTTATCTATCGGCTCAAGGAGATTATGAAGCAATGCTTCTATCCCTTCCTGAACAGCAAAGAAGACAACTACTGGAAGGCGATTGGGATATTAAAGAAGGAGCAGCTTTCACCGAGTTTGATCGCAACGTACATGTGGTTGAACCTTTTCGTATACCTAGCAATTGGGTTAAGTTTAGGGCATGTGACTATGGGTATGGAAGTCATTCTGCCGTTGTATGGTTTGCTGTTAGCCCATCAGAACAGTTAGTGGTATATAGAGAGCTATATGTATCAAAGGTGTTAGCAACAGATTTAGCTGATATGATACTAGACGAAGAAGCCGAAGACGGCAATATAAAGTATGGAGTGTTGGACAGTTCACTCTGGCATAAACGAGGTGACACAGGACCAAGCCTAGCAGAACAAATGATTATGAAAGGCTGTAGGTTTAGACCTTCTGATAGAAGTAGAGGAAGTAGGGTATCAGGTAAAAATGAAATACATAGAAGATTACAGACGGATGAATTTACAGAAGAACCACGTTTGGTTTTTTTTAGCACATGTACTAACATCATTTCGCAACTACCCTCTATACCATTGGATAAAAAAAATCCAGAAGATATAGATACTCACTCAGAAGATCACTTGTATGATGCTTTAAGATATGGTATAATGTCAAGACCAAGGTTTAGTATATTTGACTATGATCCTGCAGGTGGGTTTTCAAACTCCATGCCTATAGCAGACACAACATTTGGATATTAATATGGCAGAAGAAGAAATAATGATGGATGACACCTCTATAGCTATTGAAGACATAGCTGAAAAAGGTGGACAGGACGAAACAAAAAGTTATAACATCATACCATTTATTATGGATAGATACAAAAAAGCTGATGACTATAGAGAACAAGATGAACAAAGATGGCTAAGAGCTTACAGAAACTACAGAGGTCTATATGGTTCTGATGTACAGTTTACAGAAGCAGAAAAGTCACGAGTATTTATTAAAGTAACAAAAACAAAAACACTGGCTGCTTATGGTCAGATTATAGATGTACTGTTTGCTAATAATAAGTTTCCTCTAACTGTAGAGCCTACTACATTACCAGAAGGTGTAGTATCTGATGTGAGCTTTGATCCTAAAGAACCCGAAAGTATTAGATCTAGATTAGATGAAATGGAAAGTCCTTATGGTTTTGCAGGGGATGGTAAAGATTTACCTGTAGGATCTACACAAGAAAGTCTAATGGATAATCTAGGACCTCTTCAAGGAAAGTTAGATGACGTAGAAAATTTAAGAAAAGGGGTAGGTAAAACACCAACAGCAGTTACATTTAGTCCTGCTATGATCGCTGCAAAAAATATGCAGAAACAAATTCACGATCAGTTAGAAGAGTCTAATGCTAATAAACATTTACGAAGCACAGCTTTTGAAATGGCTCTGTTTGGTACAGGCGTTATGAAAGGACCGTTTGCTGTTGATAAAGAATATCCTAGTTGGGGTGAAGATGGAGAATATTCTCCTGTATTTAAAACAGTGCCACAAGTTTCACATGTATCTGTTTGGAACTTTTTTCCTGATCCAGATGCAAACAATATGGACGAAGCACAATATGTAATAGAACGACACAAGCTATCTAGAACTCAATTACGTGCTTTAAAGAAAAGACCCCACTTTAGATCTCAAGTTATAGAAGATGCTATATCTATGGGAGAAAATTATAATAAAGAATATTGGGAAGACGATCTATCTGACTATTCTCCCGAACATGCAATAGCACGATTTGAAGTGCTAGAGTATTGGGGTACAGCAGATGTAAGTATGCTAAAAGATCAGCAGATAGAAATACCAGATGGACTAGATGATTTTGATGAAGTACAAATAAATGCATGGGTATGTAATGACAAGGTATTACGTATGGTGCTTAATCCATTCAAACCTGCTAAGATACCGTACATGGCTGCTCCCTATGAGCTTAATCCCTATAGCTTTTTTGGTGTAGGTATTGCAGAAAACATGGACGATACACAGACACTGATGAATGGTTTTATGCGAATGGCTGTAGACAACGCTGTTATGTCAGGTAATCTGCTTATAGAGATAGATGAAACCAACTTAGTTCCCGGACAAGACCTGAGTGTATATCCCGGAAAAATATTTAGAAGACAAGGGGGAGCACCCGGACAAGCTATCTTTGGTACAAAGTTTCCAAACGTAGCTAACGAAAACATGCAACTGTTTGACAAAGCACGAGTGCTTGCAGATGAAAGCACAGGACTGCCTAGCTTTTCTCATGGACAAACTGGTGTATCAGGTGTAGGCAGAACTGCATCAGGTATATCTATGTTGATGAATGCTGCAAGTGGTGGTATTAAAAATGTTATAAAGAATGTAGATGATTATTTATTAAGACCACTAGGTGAAGGACTGTTTAGATTTAATATGCAGTTTAACTACGATAAAAATACAAAAGGTGATCTAGAAGTAAAAGCTCGTGGAACAGAAAGCCTGATGGCAAATGAAGTGCGTAGTCAAAGACTTATGCAATTCTTGCAGGTGGCAAGTAATCAAGCACTCGCACCCTTTGCAAAGTTTCAATATGTAATACGAGAAATTGCTAAGTCATTAGACTTAGATCCAGATAAAGTAACCAACAACATGGACGAAGCTGCATTGCAAGCAGAGATCATGAAAAAATTTCAGCAACCCCCTGAAGCACCAACACCTCCTGCAGGAGCAGACGCACAAGATCCAACAGGAGCAGGTGGTGCAACAATAGGTACAGGTCAAGCACCTTTACCACAAGAGCAAGGATTTTCAGGAAATGAACAACAACAGCCAAGTCAACAACCTACAGGACAAGCTACTCAGCAAGCTCAAGCCCCTAGTCAACAACAAGGACCAGTGGGACAGCTTCAGTGATTACGTAAATTATCTTATAGCACAGAACCACGCAGTTATGGAGCAGACAAACGATCTAGTTATACTTCATAGATCTCAGGGTGCTATATTGATGCTAAGACGATTGCGACAACTAAGGGATGCAGTGAACGCTAATGGAAAGGGCTAAACTATGAAAGAACAAATGGAACTCTTCAATGAAGGTGGCTTACGTGACGAGGGTGGCACAGTAGATCCTGAATCAGGTAACGAAGTGCCATCAGGATCTTTGCAAAAAGAAGTAGCTGATGATATACCTGTCATGATTAGCGAGGGTGAGTTTGTTTTTCCTGCTGACGTTGTACGATATATAGGTCTTGAAACATTAATGAAGATGCGTCAAGATGCTAAACAAGGTTTGAAGATGATGGAAAAGATGGGGCAAATGGGTAATTCTGAAGAAGCTGAACTACCTGATGATATGCCTTTTGGTATGGCAGATCTTATAGTAGTAGGTTCTGCAGAAGAAGACGAAGAAGAAAAAGCTGAAGGTGGTGTGATAGGAATGCAAACAGGTGGACTATTAGATGATCCACGTTTTAAAAGCCCCACTACTCCAACAACTCCTACCTTAACTGATGAAGATAAAAAAGAAATAGAAGATTCTCTGCTAGGAACAGTTTATGGTACTATAACTATGAAAAGATATGTTAATGCAGATGGTGTTGTGAAGTATATTCCGTTCATAGGAGATGAACCTCAGATGGATATACCTGAAGGATTTGAGGTAGATGATTCTGCTCCTACACCAAAAAGTTCTATAGGAGCTACAGCAGGTGACTCAGGTGGCTCAGACGATTCAGGTGGTGCAGTATTTACTTCTAGTGTAAATAATCCATTTGCTGATCAAGGCACAGCATCTTTTAATATTAATACACTAGATTCAAAAGACTTAATAGAATACTATGGATCTTTTTCAAGCCCTATTAATAGATTTTTAACTGTGGGTGTAGGTGCATTATTCGGAGGTGTTCCTGCTCTAGGTATGGCTGCTATGCAACAATTAGCACAAACTAGAGGACCTAATAGTTTAAGAGCTACAGAAGATTTGATTGCACAAAAAATAAAAAGTGGAGAAATTAAAGGAGATCTACTAAACAGACTAAAAGAATTACAAAAAAGAGCAAAAGAAAAAGGCACAGCACCTAAGAGTTTCTTGGCTAGTCTTATTGGTAAAGTTTCTGAAGGCAATGAGCAAAAGAAAAGTAATCTTCAAAGTGCTATTGAAGCAGGAAATGTTTCTGGTGTAGACAGTGAGGTTGCTGATGTAGACAGATCTGCATTTAAAGTAATAGATGTTAGCCCTGTAGCTAGTGACATCCAACCTGAAGAAGAAGGAGCAGAGCTTGTACCTTATCCAATAGTCAAGACGTATGCACCTGAGACTAGAAAATATCCTGATGATCCTGCTCAACCACAGACATTAGGAGTACCTATATCCCCAGAACAACAAAAAAGGTTTCAAACACAAAGAGAAGCAAGAGCTATGGTAGATGATATTAATAGAAAAACAATTACACCTGCATTTGCATTAGATATGACAGAGTTAAGAGATGCTACAAAAAGTGATGCTTTTAAAAGACAGTTTTTAGAACCTGATATGTATCCTACTGAATTAGCAGAACAAGAGTCAGGATTTGCTGATACCGTTTTAACAGGATCACCTTATGAGACAGAGGGAAGAAGACAGCTAGGAACACCCACTGAGGAGATGCCCCTTAAAACTAAAAAGAGAACAAGGAAAGCCGATCAATCTAGAACAGGTATACTACCCAGACGAGGGGAAAGATTTCCTGATGTAGATTTAGACAGACCATCTAAGTTAGGACAAACTAGAGTTGATGATTTTTTATTGGGTGTACAAAGAGATGACAAAGGTAATGTTGCAAATCTTACAGAACAACAACAAAAAAATATACGGAGCAATGTACAAGAACAAGAGAACATACGAAAGAAGATAGACGAAGAAGATAAAGTAAGACAGTCTCGTGGCTTTGGTCCTATGAGTGTACAAGAAAGATTTGATAGACAACAAGAAGAGTTTACAGGCTTTGATAGTCAAGGTAACTTTTTAGGTGGTGCTAAAGGGGGAATGTTTTATGTAGGTGGTGTACCTACTAAACCAATGAAACCCCAAAGATTAAAGAAAGGTGGTTTAGCTAAACCCAAAGTTAAACCCAAACGAATGAAGAAGGGTGGACTAGCTTCTAAAAAATAAGTTCACAATATGTTGGCTACCTAACTCCCCATCTAA